TGTTCCTTGCTCAAGAATTGATGGGGTAAGAGAATCTCTCTGTAGAGGACACGGCACAACATGCAGAAGAACCGGCCTATCATGATCTCATTGCTCAATTCGAAAGATCTAGTTTTGTGTCATTCCAAAAAAATAAAAAACAAAAAATACAGATACAGATACATATGTATCTGTATTTTAATACAGATCCAAAAACAACATTTATGAGATGGAAACTTCTGCTTGGGTTTTAATAGCTTTTATAATTATAGTAGTAATTATAGTAGTGGCTTGGGTTATTCATATATATTTCAATCGAAATAGTAATCTTCAAAATGTTAATGTAGGAGGTGGAAGTGGAGGTGGAGGTGGAGGTGGTAATGGTCCAGTTCCAGATAATTTTTCATCGCTATATAATCAACTTCAGTCAGGCATCAAAACTATGGATGAAAAAATCGTGAAAATGAGATTCTGGTTAATCACGGAGTTAGAAAGAAATACCAAATGTAAAGAAGCTATCGACAGAGGAGGGCTCGGTCAATTATTTATGACATTTGAGGCAGATTGGGCAAATTTTAAATCAGATGCGACTTTGCCTGTCTCAACTATTTATAATAGCACATACGAAATATTGCTTTCATCTGATGAAGCAGTCACCAAAACGATGAAAGAATTAGGGATATTATCTACCAGTAATCGTTATAAACTTGCTTGGAGTTTTATTTGTAATAGTACTTGGGCCAAAAACTTTATAGAAGCTGGACAGGACGCGGCAGAGAGTTTGACTAAAATAAGTGCTATTGTTGGTGAAATGGTAAAAATATCGAGGGGATGAACAGGAGAAAGGGGAGACCAATGATAATTGTGTCTGGCGTCATCTTATTATGGGATAATATATGAGTTTAAATCGAACTCATATATTGTAATTATTCGTTTCTTCCGACGATTTCAACCGGAATTATATCAAGCGAAGTTTTACGACAGTCCAGCTTTCATATTTAAGTAGATTGTCCCCAAGAAGTTCGTCACATTTTAATTTTATGTTCTGATGTGTGGCTTTTGCAATTTCCGAAAACTAACTGTCAAATATTACATACCCAGATTAGGTTTAAGTGTGGTTCAAGTACTCATGCAACGTATAATACCTAGAGTCGTAATATCATCACCCTCCTTCTGTGTAATAACAATATAGTTTCTTTCGGAAATTGGTATCCAACAATGTAAGATGACATCATATCTAAAATGAGGACTAAATGATCCTGAAATGACATCACCGTTACCTAATTGAACATCTTCACATAGTCCAATTGTATGTAGCAAAGATAATATCTTATCAATTCGTGATATAGGAGTGGTTTTAGGTAGAAGTTTTAAATTACACTTCATAGAATCATATAGAGAATGAATGATTTCAGGAACGTTAAGAAAATCGACATAATACTAGATAGTTCCTATATCCATCAATTGCACTTCTTGGGAGACCACTCCATTTTGTAAATATGACAAAATAATGCTAAAATATTTAGGATCCATATCAAGTCGAATTATTTCACCGTCGTTGAATATACTTAGTATATCTGCAAGAACATGGGACCGACATAGGCTCGCTTCGGTGGTCGCGATAATTTTAGTAAATTTACATGGTTGATCTAGTATTGGCGCGTGTTTGCAATCATCGTCTTGTAATACAACAAATCAATGATTATATGGATTGGTTGTATGTATTGGTTGTATGTATTGGTTGTATGTATTGGTTGTATTGGGATTTTTCCTTCAATCACAGATTGGAATTAAATCAATCAAAAAATTATTATAAACGATTTTTGATCAAACTTTTTGTGAGGTCATCCTCACAAAAGACTTTTAGTGAAAGCGACGTGAATTCGAGCTATTTATTTACAAATTAGCAATGACTACCATTAATATTATCGATGGTGTACCAACTTCTGCTAATTTTGTACCTCCGAAGTTGGATATTCAAAATGGTATCCAGCGCAATAGTTTCAAGAGGGATGCATCGAAAGCAAGTGCGGATGATTACGAACAACATGAACTACGTGACCATATTTACCAGATTCCCGACACATATATTGGATCTGATGAAAAAATTAATCGTGAAGATCGTGTTCTAGATCTGACTGATCCGAAACGACCACATTTCAAGAATATTAACCTATCATTACCTGAAGGAGTTGAGCGTCTTTTTTTAGAGATTGTTTCCAATGCAGGGGATGCTGTTCAAAGGACTCGTGAAGCTAACGTTGATGTCGGTAAAATCGAAATTTCTATGGATCATAACACAGTATCGATCAAGAATGGGGGACTTCCTATCCCAATTCAAATCAATAATTCAACTGGTATGTGGGCCCCCGATATGATTATGGGTAATCTCCTAACTTCTTCAAATTATAATGATCAACGAACCGGTGCTGGTAGAAACGGTTATGGTGCTAAACTATGTAATATCTTCTCTAAGAATTATAGTATTATTGTGGGGGATCCATATAATGACAAGAAATATACACAAACTTGGACTCAAAACATGACAGTCCGTGGCGAACCCATCATTGAGGAGGGATATACAGGTGAACCATTTGTTCATATCATTTACCAAATGGATTTTCAAAGATTTGGCTATACTCAATATCCAGATGAAGCCTTTGAATTGTTTGCTCGTCATGCCGCGGATATTGCCTTTACTTGCAAGGTACCTGTTACTTTCAATGGGACATCTTTGAATGCTCAGAACGTTCATGAATACTCTCGTTGGATGTTCCCTGAAAATAAGAACATTTTGGTTCATTATGAATGGCCGACTGGGACTAAGACTAAGAACAAGCGTATGGGACAGAGTATTGTACCTATATCTGATAATAGCAATGTAATGCCAATTGTCGAATTGGCGGTCATTGACACACCTGATGATGGATCTCTCCTTGCGTATGTCAACGGGATTGTTACGAAGGAAGGTGGAGTTCATGTTGATAAAGCGTATCGAGCGGTGGGTGATTCGGTTTTATCAGCAGTTAACAGTTCACGTGGCAACAAGAAAGGTGATAACAAAACCCGTGCTCTCAAATTGGATATCAGTAACATTAAGAGACATGTAACTATTGTTATGTCTTGCCGTTTGATGAATCCTAAATTCACTAGTCAACAAAAGACTAAATTGTCGGCTCCTTCACCTCAAATCAAAATAGATGAGAAGGATTTGAAGCCTATCATGAAATGGGATCTTATCGACCGTCTATACGCTGAACTTGAAGCAAAACAATTCAGGGCTTTGGGTAAGACGGATGGGAAGAAACAAAAACATACGAAGATCGAGAAAGTTGAGGACGCTAATATGGCTGGTACCCCCCGTTCGAACGAATGTACTCTTTGTCTGACAGAGGGAGATTCAGCCGGTGGTTATGCTCTGAAGATGATTTCTCATATCGCTGGTGGACGTGATTTGTTCGGTGTATATCCATTGAAAGGGAAACCTCTTAATGTGATGGCCTCAACACCTATGAAAATTGCAGAGAATAAGGAAATTACTGAATTAAAGCAGATTTTGGGATTGCGAGAAGGTGTCAATTATTCAATCGATTCTAATTATAACAGTCTTAGATATGGACATGTCCTTATTTTGGCAGATGCCGATGATGACGGTAAACATATTTGTGGATTGGTAATGAACATTTTCTATTGTCGATATCCAACCCTACTTCAAAGGGGATATCTAAAATTCTTGCGAACTCCAATTGTTCGAGTTACGAAAGGTTCGGAGAGTTTCAAGTTTTATACTCAGTCTGAATATGAAACATGGGCACGTCAAATACCCGATATTACCAAATGGCATCATAAATATTTGAAAGGTTTGGGGTCATCCTCCAAGCGAGATATCAGAGATGATCAAGAAGATCCTCGGATGGTCGCATTCATTTATGATGATACCTGTTCTGATTACTTCACACTTGCATTCCATCCAAATAAGATGTTCGCCGACGCCAGGAAAGACTGGATCGCACAATATAAACCACTTCTCAATATCGAGACAATCCAAATGTTGCCAATTTCTACTTATATCAACAATGAATTCATTGAATACTCTGTGACAAATGTTGGAAGATCTATCCCTGGATTAGATGGATTAAAGAAATCCCAACGTAAGATTATTTGGGGATCAATGATTAAATGGGGTTCGAAAATCGGTAAGAGTAATATTGAGTCTATGAAGACTTTGCGATTGGTTTCTGCAGTGGCAGACTCTACTAATTATCACCATGGTGAAACTTCTTTAGTCGAAGCGATTAATCATATGGTTTTCGATTTTGCAGGTTCTAATAATATGCCACCATTCTTTGATGATGGTAATTTTGGTACTCGAAACAAGGGTGGAAAAGATACAGCTGCTGCTCGTTATACTGCTACTAGACCCCAATGGTGGTGGCCACACATCTTCCGAAAGGAAGATCATGACACTAAGAAACCCCGACCGTACATGGTAATGTATGAAGATGAAGGTGAATTTTGGGAACCTAAATATATGCTACCGGTGCTTCCTGTTGGTATGATTAATGGATGTCGGGGAATTGGAACAGGTTATTCTACTTTTATTCCAAATTATAACCCATTGGATTTATGTGACTGGATTCGTACTCGTTTGACATCAGGAATTACAAAACCACTGAAACCGTGGTATCGTGATTTCAGAGGTGTGATTCAAACAAAGGACCGTCACATAATAGTCAAGAGTACTACATCTCCAGGAACCACCCCTCTTGGAACCGCATCTTCTGGTCCATCCACACCTTTAATTAGAATTAGTGGTGGTACGGATAGCGATCACGAGAATGATTCGGACAACGACGAATCATATAGGGAGAATCCACTTGGCTCGGATGAATTTGCGATTGAGGAAACAGCGGTCAATGATAGTTTGGTTGAGCGAAAAATGTCGATGATTACTCGAGGAATTTTTCGTGCACATAATGATGGAATTCATATCACCGAACTTCCAATTGAAAGAAACATGCATGACTATAAGAATTGGCTTCAGAAAATGCTTGATGATAAGGTTATTACTGATTTTGAGAACAAGTGTGGGAGTAGAGGTGATGGTGATGCCAATCATATTCATTTCATCGTCAGGGGTATGAAGAATCCTTCTATGAAGAAACTTCGATTGGAAAAATCTTTTGGTTTGACTAACATGGTTATGATAGATCACAATGACAAACCAACCAGATATGAATCAGATGTGACGCTGATGGAATCATGGTTTCTATGGAGACTACCGTTTTACAGTGCTCGCAAGGATTTCCAAATCCAGAACATCGCCGATCTTATCAAGGTTAAGAATGATAAAATTAGGTTTGTTCAAGCTGTTATTGCTGGTGTTGAGAAAGGGTTCGTCGCAGGTGAAACTATTATCGTGATGAAACAGAAAAAGACCGATATTTATCCTCAAATGGACGCATTGAATATCCCCCATGAACTACTTAAGATGACCAATTTATCCAATTGTACCGAGGATGAAATTAGAAAGATTGAAGCAGAAATTGCCAAACTCGAAGATGATCGTATAATTATTTCAGAGACTCAACCCGGACAAATTTGGATGGATGAAATTAATGAATTCGAGAAGGCTTACTGTACTCATTATAAATGTTCACCTAATGGTATTCATTCTACTCCAATTGGAACAACTCCTCAGATGAAACCCGAGGTACCAGACAGTAATGATTCAACTGCAGATGGCTTTGTTAACCTAAACATCGTATAAGTATGTTAAAATATATTGATACAATAAGTATCAATATATCAAATCTATAGTATATATTATTCAATCCATTGAATAAAAATATGAGAAAGAGCGTGAAGTCAAAAAAATTATTTTGAGTTAATAACTCGTCCAAATGGACCTTCGACCCATTCTTCTTCTTTAGGTAATCTCGATAGATTAGCATGGAACAATCTTTCATATTCCAATTCAAATATATCCCATTTGGTCATCCCCTTCAAATCAGCAATTCTTTCTAAATATCTTGGAACATCTTCTACTTCCTCCATCATTAAAGTAGTTTGAAATACATATGATTGACACACAAAATCTCGATAAACTAATTGTTTTTTGGTCGGATCTATTAACCGAATTATGGTCAGAGTATGATCTGCTAAATTACCCAAGTCAAATTCTATAACAATGGCACCTCTATCGGTGTGTAATCCCTGTCTAATCTCATCGGCTAATATGTATAGACCTTTTTCTAGGGGCTCATCTCTCAATTGAATATCTCGAAAGCCTCGGTTGGTTTTAACTGTTTCTAAACAGGTAACCGTTGCTACACCACATCGAAGATTACCTGATTTGAGAAATTCATCGAGGGTATCTTGGTAAATCTTCTGAACCCAATATGGTAAAATACCCATTAAAGTAGCAACTTTTTGTCCCATGATACACATATATTCCCTAGATGGATTTATTAAGAAGAAATCAACATGTTTTAAGATTGGGCCATATCGTAGCCAGATTTGTTTTAACAAGATCGGATACTCCAATCGATCGGAATTTTCGATTGGAGTATCATACTCAGCGATATGGCGAACTAACTTCTCGGGAATATCCTCGAAATATTCATATCCCGGATATTCCGTTTTAACCTCAACATTTTGAAGATCTCTGGTTCCATAGTTTCCATATTTCTCCATTAATTTTATTATTCGGGCCTCCCTTTGTCTCGCATATTTAAGGAAATCAGATCCCTCCTCCGGATGTACTACTTCGTCCGAAGTAGTGGGCCATTCATATAGAAAGTTTTGTGATATAGTAGATGGAAATTCAATACGATAATCATTTGATTCGGCACCTTTAACTTTCCATTGACCATTTATATTGACAATAGCATTATTAGTATCGATAGAATTGATTGGTGATATATAAATGAGGTTGGGGTATATTTTACTGATGATGAATGTATTTTTGGATCCTCCTCCTGAAATTATGATTCTGTCCCCGATTTGCAATGAAGAAGACATTTTTTGATTAAGTTAAATTTTAAAATATAGATGATTGTAACCGTCTATATTTTGGATTATTAATTACGAGCTCCTTTTTGTCAAACTCGAAGATGATCGTATAATTATTTCAGGGACTCAACCCGGACAAATTTGGATGGATGAAATTAATGAATTCGAGAAGGCTTACTGTACTCATTATAAATGTTCACCTAATGATATTCATTCCACTCCAATTGAAACAACTTCTCAGATGAAACCCGAGGTACCAGACAGTAATGATTCAACTACTGATGGGTTTGTCAACAATGGGACAAGAGGACTATGCCAATATGGATACCGTGATTTATTTGAGGAAAAGCCATACTATTCAAGGGTATGAGGAATTCCGTAAGAAGATCGAT